AGGGCTCTCTGTACCCCACGCTAATCCTACCCCTTCCTTCCGCTCCACCCGCGAGGAACAGCAAATCCTTCAAGGCCAAGAAGACGTCACCATGTGGCAAGGTCTAAAGGAGGCCATCAGCTCTGAATGGGCAGGCTCCTACATGCTGGCCCAGATGGGTGCTGATGAGTTCAAGCCTGACACTGAGTTCCGCTATAATGAGGAGCTCTGGGGCGAGCTGACTGACGGCATCCCTGTCGCCTACCATGACATCTTTGATGATGCAGTGTCTGAAGCCCATGCTCGGGCTATCCGAGATCGTGCCGCTGAGATGGTGGAAAGTGATCAGAAGCTGGCCCAACTGGGCGGCTGGGGAACCACAATGCGGATTGGTGCAGCTGTGTTTGACCCTGTCGCTATCGGTGCCATGGTAATGACTGATGGTATCGCGGCACCAGCCATGCTGGCTAACAAGCTCTCCCGTGGTCAACGCGCTGTGCGCATGGGTCTATCTGCTGGTGCGGCTAACGCTGGTGTTGAAGGGTACATCGCCTCTCAGGACCCCCGTCGCGGTGCCCGTTCAGTCCTCCTTGCGGGTGCTACAGGGCTCGTCGTAGGTGGCGCTCTAGGTGCCTTTGTTCCTGCCCGTATGGATCGAGAGCTGGAAACGGTTGCCCGTGATCTTCAACGCGAGGTTACCCGTACTCCCGGCGACACTCAGTCACTGGGCGCTGCGCGTGTAGCCCCTGAGGACCCCAACCTTACAGCAGCTCAACGCCAACTGGCCGCTGCCGAGGACGCCCCTCGATCAGCCATGGGAGGTGCCCGTATCGATATGGTAGGGACGCTGAAGCAATCTGAACACCCCGTCGTCCGACGCCTCGCCAACGCCCTCGCTGAGGACGGTGTAGCCAACGCCAACGGTGCTGTTCTAACCCGCTCCGCCTCTGAAGAGGTGAACCGCGCGATGAAGGTCCGGATGTCTGAGTTCTATCGGACAGTTGAGCCTGCATTTCGGGCGTGGGTTAAGGATGCCGGTATCCCTATGTGGAAGCGTGGCGCACATCGTGAGGACTTCTTCGAGCAAGTCGGTAAGGCTGTCCGGCGTCAGGCCGGGATGCATACTGACGACGTCAACATCAATAAGGTGGCTGATGCCATGCGGTCAGCTCAGGCTGATCTCCTGCGGTTTGCCAAGGACAAAGGTCTTCGGGGCTTTGATGATGTGGGCGAGAACTCTGAGTATCTCATGCGTGTATTCAACCACCGCAAGCTTGACGACATGATCACCCGGTTTGGTGAAGGTGCCGTTACGCGGATGCTCGGTAAGGCCGTGGGCCGGGGTTCCCCTCACCTTGATTATGAGGACACTCTGGTCATCGCCCAGTCATATCTCCGCTCCATCCGCTCTCAGAAGTACCAAGACGTCCAGCTCAGCCGTGTGTTCAGTGATGATCAGACGGAACTGTTGGAGAGGATGCTGATTGAGAGTGGTGACGTATCAGCTGAACGCATCACACAGATCGTCTCGGCTGTGAAGAAACCCACATCGGGAACTGAAGGGGCCATTGCTCGGTCCAAGCACCGGCTGCGCCTTGATGAAACCTATCGGGACACCTTCATCGACGCCAATCAGGTACGCCATACGTTCGGCGTTGAGGACTTCCTCGACAATAATGCTGAGCGGTTGATGACCCTCTATACCCGTCAGATGACCGGCGCTGGTTTCATGGAAGATGCCCTGAGTAATTTCCGTGTGGCACGTCTTGATGGTGAGATAGATGGGGGCACCCCCTCGTTCGAGACCATCCTCGGCCACATCCGGGAGACGGCAGGTCAATTCAACATGAAGCCTCACCAGCTCGATAGCGAGATCGGGAAGCTCGACACTCTCTACAAGGCCGTGATGGGTATCCCCCTCAACAAGCGCGGTAACATGTCCGAGAGCTTGCGCTTCCTGCGGGACTACAACTTCATCCGAGTGATGAACCAAGTAGGCTTCGCACAGATCGCCGAGATCGGGAACATCCTCGGGGCAGCTGGCTTCAAAGCTACGCTGCAACACGTCCCCGCCTTGCGGAACATCTACAAGCGTGCCTCCAACGGTCGCATGGATGATGAACTGCTTGATGAGATCGAGAGCATCTGGGGCATCGGTACTGACCGGCTTCGTCACACGACGTCTAACCGGATGGATGACTACGGCATCTACGAAGGTGCAATGTTCGGTCGGGTGGATAACGCCCTTCAGAAAGCCAAGCACATCACCGCAGACCTCAGCTTGATGGCCCCTGTCAACATGGCACTCCAACGGATGGCCGGACGGGCAGCTGTTCAGCGCTGGATGAATGACGCCCTTGGCTCAGGTAAGGGCTTCTCTCAGTCCCGCCTCGCAGCGATGGGTGTGAGTGATGAGATGGCTACCCGTATCCGGGCCCAGATGGTGGACCATGTGGATACCCAGAAGGGCATGCTAGGGCGTAACGTCAAACGGCTCAACCTCGAAGACTGGGCCGATAGCGAAGCTGCCTCGACGTTCATCAACGCGATTGATAGGTGGTCCCGGAAGATCATCCAAGAGAATGATATCGGGCAAATGTCTCAATGGATGACAACTGACTTAGGTCGGACGTTAATCCAGTTCCGCTCCTTTATGGTGGCGGCATGGACCAAGCAGACATTGAGTGGGCTTCATCACCGCGACATGGAAACATTCATGATGTGGTCGATGGGTATCCTGTTTGGTGGGATGAGCTACATCGCTCAGACGCACGTAAACTCAATCGCCCGTGATGATCGGAAGAAGTACCTCCAAGATCGCCTTGAACCGGCGGCGCTGGGCCGGGCTGCCTTCCAACGGGCTGGGTTTGCAACCATCGCCCCAAGCATCGTGGACAACACGCTTGTCTGGGGGCTGGGATATGAACCTGTGTTCTCTTATGGCCGAACCACTGGTCTGGCTTCCGAGACATTGTTCGGGAACCCTACGTTCGACTTGATCTCCAAGACGGCACGGGCCGGGCAGGGCATGTCAGCAGCGCTTCTGCGTGATGACTATGACTTCAGTCAGCAAGACTTGAACGCTGCAAAGTCTCTTGTTCCGTTCAACAACGCCATGGGTATTCGCAACGCCTATCACCTCCTCGGTCAGAACCTTCCACGGTTCTCTGAATAAACAACTCCTCGCGCAGCTCACACTGTGCGGGGGTTCCTCTTACAACAATGGAGTTCCGCATGACGGTACAACCAACAATCGTCTCCTACGTGGGGGACGGTTCAACAACCAACTACACATTCCAATTCGATTACCTCAGCTCAGACTACGTCGCTGTGCGGGTTGATGGTTCTGACGTCGACTTCACATTCACTGGTGAGAAGGCTATCAGCATCACTGAAGCCCCTGCATCAGGGACAACAGTTGTCATCTCACGGGAGACTGAGCGATCTCGCTTGGTCGAGTTCTCCGACGGGTCTGTTCTCGTTGAGGATGATCTTAACCTCGCCGACACTCAACTGCTCCACATCATGCAGGAAGCGGTGGACCTGACAGGGTATACTCTGAGCGTGATCGGTGATGGCTCACTATCTGCTTCAGGGCGGCGCATTAGTTCCGTCGGTGACCCTACGGCGAACCAAGACGCTGTGACGAAGCTGTGGGCAGAGACAGCTATGAGCTCTCAACTGGCGCAGGCCATCGCAGCAACTGATGAAGTTGAGGCCATCCGTGACACGCTTGCAACAGCGCGTGCCCACTACATCACATCCTACTCGATGGTTGGCGATGGTGTCACGAACGAGACAGCCCTGTTCACAGCCCTCGATAGCCTTCTGGCAGGTGAGATCGTGGACCTTGAGGGTTACACATTCGCTGTTGATGCAATCCCCCAACTCGCTTGCTACATCAACGGTATGTGGGTGGTGGGTTCTGAAAGCTATCCAGCCAACGATGACCCAACAACCATCTCCGTATCGACGACTGACTACACCACAGGTGATGTTGATGACCCTAACACAGCTGGTAGTCTGGTGACAGAAAGCAGCGGTGGTCGGACAACTTTCAATCAGATCGCAGTGATCGCCAGTAAGGGCTCTAAGGCTTCCTTCGTCCGGGCTGTTGTCATTGCATCGAACGCCACTGAGGCGAATGGTAACGGCTCATTTGCTGCTGCTAGCCGTCTCTCTATCGTCGGTGGCAACTCCTCCGCCGTCTTGGCGAGTGAGGAAAGTATCGTCAATGGGCGTAAAGGCTTCTCTGCAGGCAGTATCCGGGCAGTCCTGTCAGGTGAATTTAGCTCTGCCATCTCCTCGAAAGATGTAGAGATCACCACCACAGGCACTCAGGTTGGCTACAACTCAGCTATCAGCTCGACAAACGTCTTCATCGGCGTGGGCTATGGCTTCAAATTCACCTACACGTTGACTGAAACAGGAGAGATCACGAACTTTACCATCATCGACGGTGGTGTTGGTTATGACCCAGCAAGCGTTCTGATATTTGAAAGCCTCGGCGGTAAAGGTAGCGGCGCGTCTGCTACGTTGGACATTGATGCATCTGGCACAGTGGTGGGCCTTATTGGCTTCACTGGTGGTTCTGGTTACGTCGATGGCGACACACGCATCTACATTGAGAGTGGTGCAGCTTCGTACAACTTTGCAGCGGGCGTCACTGGTGTCTCAACCATGCGCGGCTCTGTCGGTGCAATCCTCGGTTCCACTCAGTGTCACATTGGGGAAGCTGCTCGAAACTTTATCGGGGGCTGTGATGAAGTGACTGTGACAGCGAACCAATCAGGCGCGTTGTGGTCAGCCTCATCTGAAGTCACAGGTGAAGTCTCAGGCATCCTGTCCAGTTCTCTCTGCAGCGTGCCCGATGCCCAGTCGCTAATCATCGCCAGCCGCCGGGTTGAGACTACATCTCCACGGACTTTGGTCTTGGGTAACGCATCCTCAGGTGCAGCTTCAACAGCCAACCGAACAATCCAGCTAGCATCAGACAGCGGGAACGTTGCGGCAGCCGGTACCTTCTCTGGCTCAACCACGTTTGCTGACTATGCAGAGATGTTCGAGAACCTCACCGAAGGGGAAATCCCTCTGGGTACTATCGTGGCCCTTGAAGGGGACAAGGTACGTCCCTCTAAGGTCGGTGATGCTATCCTCGGGGTAGTCTCTGGGACAGCCCTCATCGTGGCCGGTGACAGCCCCTTCACATGGGGTGGACGGTACCTAACAGGTGAGTTCGGTGAACCCCTCTATGAGGACGTGGTCGATGAGGATACAGGTGAGATCGTCCGGGAACGGAAGCTCAACCCTGACTACGACCCTGCACAACCAAACATCCCTCGCAGCGAGCGTAAGGACGCATGGACCACGGTCGGTGTCCTTGGGCAGGTACATGTACGGGTGGGTGAAGGTGTCGCTGTAGGTGGCCTTGTAGGGCCTGACGGCACTACCGCCGAAGCCTCACCTCTCACTGTCATGCGCATCACGCAGCCTTTCGACAGCTCGAAGGGTTATGCGGTTGCACTGTGCATGCTGCGTTAACACAACCGGGGGCGGGATTAACTTCTCGCTCCCCACAACAGAAACCATCACACTCATGTCAGATAACAACAACCCAGACGCCCTATGGCTCATGCTCGGTGAAATCCGAGGTGACCTGAAGTGGCTTGTGGAAGACCGTCGCTCAACATCCCGTCGGATGGACGACATTGAAGCTGGTATCGAGACAAAGATCGACGAGCATGATGGACGCCTCCAGAAACTTGAGAACTTCAAGCTTCGTATAGGGGTGTTCGCCACTGCAGTTGGCATCGTTGTCCCTACCGCAATCACCATCATCACTAAGAAACTAGGACTTCTCTAATGGCAAAAGCAAAAATGCTGGCCCTTGAAGAGCTTCACAACCTCACCGCTATGGAGCTTACCAAGGTGATCACTGAAGGTGTACCTATCGTCAACAAAGGGACAGGCGAGATCACAGGACGGGCCCCTGCGTCCGCTGCCTACTTCGCAACAGCCATCAAATTCCTGAAGGACAACGACATCACAGCTGAGCTGGCTGATGGAAGTCCCATGGAAGGTTTGATCGAAGCTCTCCCTACCTTTGATGATGAGGATGTCTACTAACGCTGAGCGCCCCTCTCAGGGCCTTCAGTTGAATTGATAGGTAACCCTGCCGGGGAACCTCAGGATGCCTGCCACAGCCTCACCGTAGGCGGGCGTCCACCCATCCACACAAGGAACAATCCCACATGGACAAGAAATCCCCTGTCCCTCAGAATGTTTTCAACGACAAGCTGAAGAAAGACTTCCGTCTTTTCCTCTATCACACATGGCAATACCTTGGCCTGCCGGAACCGACCGATGTTCAATACGACATCGCGTACTGGATGCAGCATGGCCCCCGCCGGAAGATGATTATGGCCTACCGAGGCGTCGGTAAGACATGGATTTATGGTGCCTTCGTAGCATGGCGTCTATTCTGCAACCCCGATTGGAAGATCATGGTTGTGTCTGCCACGAAGCCCTACGCTGACGACTTCTCCAAGTTCGTCAAGCAGCTGATCTACGGTATGCCCATCCTCCACCACCTCAAGCCGGGCAAAGATCAGCGTGATGCGAACGATAAGTTCGACGTTGGTCCCGCGAAACTGTCAAAGGACCCCTCAGTCAAGTCTGTGGGTATCTTCGGTCAGCTTGCTGGTTCCCGTGCTGACGAAATCCTCGCCGATGACGTTGAGAGTTTGTCCAACTCAGCCACTGAAAGCGCCCGTGAACGGCTCTCTGAAGCTGTCCGGGAGTTTGACGCCATCCTGAAGACGGGTAATCACACCCGTGTCACCTATCTGGGTACCCCTCAGACCTTCATGTCGATGTATAAGAAGCTCCCCGAGCGTGGCTACACCATCCGCGTGTGGACTGTGCGCGTACCGGGCAAGCCTGACGACTACAATGGCACCCTCGCTCCGTTCATTCTCCGGATGATCAAGAACGGCTGTGCAGCTGGAACCCCGGTTGACCCCAAACGGTTCACTGAAGAGGACATTCAGGGTCGTGAGAAGTCATATGGGGCCGCTGGTTTCGCCCTACAGTTCATGCTCAACACCGCCGACAGTGATGCCTACCGCTTCCCCCTGAAGCTACAGGACCTCATGGTCATGGCGCTGGACCGTGTGATGGGCCCAACCAAGCTGGTGTGGGGTAGGGAGCCTGAGCGCATCCTGTCCGACGTCCACACGCCCGGCCTGACTGGAGATCGCTTCTACCGACCCATGTTCATTTCAGCTGAGATGACTGAGTTCACCGGAAGCATCATGTCGATTGACCCCTCAGGGCGCGGTAAGGATGAAACCTCCTTCGCTGTCGTGAAGCACCTCATGGGTCAACTCTTCCTGACCGATGCTGGGGGTATCCAAGGCGGCTATGATGATGACGTCCTTGAAGCTCTGGCGCGGACAGCCCAGCGCAACAACGTCAAGCTCATCATTGTCGAGGAGAACTTCGGTGGCGGTATGTTCACCAAGCTCCTCCAACCTCACCTCACCAAGATCGGCTACCCATGCACGATTGAGGAGGTACGGCACAGCAAGCAGAAAGAGCTCCGTATCATCGACACCCTCGAACCTGTCTTGATGCAACACCGCCTGACCGTCGATCTGGACTTGATCAACAAGGACTATGAGAGCGCCTCAGACCCGCGCTACAGCCTCTTCTATCAGCTGACTAGGGTTACCCGCGACCGAGGCTCCTTACAGCATGACGACCGCTTAGACGCGCTCGCAATAGCTGTTGGATACTGGGTCGAGCAAATGGCTCAGGACAACAACAAGTCGGTCGAGAAATACAAAGACAAGATGCTCCGAAAGGAACTGATAGACTTCACCAAGAACGTCTTTGGTAAACGCGGACGCCGTAAGAAGCGCTTCGCATGACCCTCTCAGGGGGCCCTTTCGGGGGCCCTCTCTCCTCAACCGGGAAGGACTGTTAGATATCAACGACTTGGATATTTAACCCACCCGTGCTGAGGGGTTTAACCCACACAGTAGGATAGGTGCAAAGAAAGGTTACATATAAAGGTGTATGTTAGAGGTTAGTAGATGGTGATAGAGAAGGTGTACTTCTTTATATCATATATCATCACATACCCTTTAAGGTTCCCTCTCAGGTTCACCTCTATACCCCTTAGGTGTCTGCTAGGTTTTAGTAGAAGGGACTGTGAGGGTGTGTCTCCTCCTCCATCTCACCTCCACATACACCCAAAGGTTACCCTCAACATGACCCGATCATGCAACTTCTGCCTGACCCCTCTGGTACCGGCCACAGCACCTGTGCAATGCCCCTCTTGTGGTGCCCGGTACGTGCCTGTGAAGGTGGACCGAAGGTGCCTGAGCGATGTTGGGGGTCTCCACCGAAGGTCGGAATATTCCGTCACAAAAATCTAAGCCCCTTTGATTATAATAGAGCGCGCGAAATCCCCCCTCGGCCCCCTTCAAGTTCCCTTCACGGGCACGATCACACACACTTTTCTCTGCCCCACGTCACCAGTCACGTCACAGGGCCCTACTAAGTGGTTGTTTTCATTGATGTGAAGGGGGATTAAGTATCCCTTAGAGGGGGTGGGGGTGCCATATCGACCCATCATTGGTCTTATTGTTATAATATAACACTTACGCTCTCTCGCTTCGGTGTATCAGTTGTTTTGTTATTCCTGTGAGGAAACACATGTTCACCCTCAGGAAACCTTCACATACACCTTCACATACACCTTCACATACACCTTCACATACACCTTCACATGCACCATCAGGGATACCATCACGACAACCATCACACCCACGCGCTATAGGTCACATTCATAGACCATTACGATCACCATCAGGGACACCATCACGGGCTTGTAACGGTTCATCTAAGGTGATGGGAGGGTGATGAGAGGTACAAAGTTTCGTTAGTTTTCAATCACTTATACGATTTATCTGTGTTTTTCTAACATTTCCTCTTGTGGAACTGTTCCGGTTATGAAAGGTTATGAGCATCGAAACGACGATCACGGCCACCAAGGGCCACGGCATAGAGAGCTTGGGACTGTCAGTTCACGAACCACCGACACGATAGGTGGGGAGACCGATAAGGGCAGGGGGTAGGGTCGCCTTGATAGGGGCGTCTACAATGGCCACTCAGAGCCGCCTCCAGAATTGTCTGGCGCTGATACCGCGTCACTGATGATGGCCTAAGGAGGGCCGAAACAATGAATGATGCTGCACTAGAAGCCGTTTGGGAAGCCCTGATGACTGCCCATGTACTGATTGATGATTTGCAGGACGATGAAAGTGCAGGCCTTAAGAAGGGCACTATCAAGTCGATGCTTAAAGAGAACAAGAAAGCCTTTCATCTGATCAACGCTGCTAACCCCGACCTTCCCTCACCTCACTAGGACGCTTAACAATGAAAACGATCACCGTCAACGCACCTTCAATCGACCTTACAGCACCCGATATGCTTTGGCTTTACGGGGTAGCTTGGGTGGTGGCCGCTGTATGGCTTGCTTACAAAGCCTGTCGCTAAACCCTTCCACTGTCGAAACACTTACCTTAGAGGAACACAACATGCGCAACCAGATCAAGTTCACCTTTCAGATTGGCTATGCCAAGCAAAACGATGCCTTTGAAGCTGACATAATTACCGCCGCGTCGCGTCATTGTGGCGGTTGCACCACATCCAGCAAGGATGGCTGGTGGATGGATGACGGCGACGCTAAAAAGGATACCTTCAGGGGGCACCTGTTCGCCGAACATTGCTTTGAGCTGGAACTGACTTGTGAAGAGCACAAGGCAGAGCGCGCTTACTTCGCAGTACAGCAAGCAATCTGCGACGCAGTGCTCAAGCATGGTGTGGATACAAACTGGGTTCACGTCACCGAAACACCAATGACTGGTCGTCACTTCAGCGTGTCCGCTCTGCTGGCCGAACGTGAAGAGGTTGCGGCTTAACCCTTCCACTGTCGAAACGGTTCCCTTTACGGGGCCGTCTAGCGCCTTGGCATGGCGTTACTGATGAGACTGCCAAAGGAGAATGAACGATGTATGACCGCGATGCTCACAAGATCGCAGAACACGCCCTAGCAACACCTTCAGGGCTGGCTGATGTGATCGAGTTCACACTGTTGACTATCCGTCAACCACTGCAACAGGTGATCGCCCAGCGCAAGGATATCAGCGCGCGGGGAAGCGAAAGCCCCTTTCTGTTTGGCTCTAAGCGGGCCGGGTGGTCATTCACTCAAGAGAACAAGGGTTATCTGTGGCGGGTCATGCATGACACCCTGAAGCGGCCCCAAAGCGCTGACCGTAAGGCTGACCTAATCCAGCACTTCATGCAGGTGCCGGGACTGGGCATGGTCAAGGCGGCCTTCGTGGTCCAGATGATCGGCGGCGAAACAGCCTGCCTCGATACTCACAACTTGAAGGCGCTGGGCATGAGTGACGCGGCGGTCAAGATCGGCCCCAAGCTGAAGCCTGAGACGGCGCGGCGCAAGGTTCTGGACTACGTCAACCTATGTGATGAAACTGGTGGTTCTGAACACTGGTGGAACCGCTGGTGTGACTATGTCGCCGGTCGGCGCGGGTCGCCCCTCAAGACTGGTGATCAGGTCAGCGCCTATCACTTTGATGCTGTCGCTATGGCTTAACCCTTCCACTGTCGAAACGGTTCCCTTAACGGGCACCGTCCGGGGCCTTGGCATGGCCCTGCTGATGAGACTGCCAACAAGTATGATGAGGGATAAACGAAGATGATCATTTTCAGATTTGAGAAAACAACAGATGAGCGTGATGGCCCTTTCGGGGGTGATCATGGTACGCAACCGAGCTTAGCTTACGACAAAGTCGCTACATCATTAGGGTTCTCTTCCGCATATGACGGGCCAACCTTATTCAACCATACGGAAGAAGGCACAGACGCACACAAACACGTAATAACCGCTGGCCTTAAGGGTTTTCACTTTGGTTTCGAGAGCCTCGAACAGTTAGACGATTGGTTTAGCTGCCCAGAAGGTCGCCAAGCGATGGAAGAGAAGGGCTGCAAGCTCTTCAAGTTCAGCGTTCCTGATGACTATGTCCTTCGCGGTTCCCATCAGGTTCTATTCAGGCGCGATAAGGCGGATAGTCGTCAAGAGTTTGATGCGGTCCACTACCTACCCCGAGAGCAGCCCGTCTATGCCACTGACGAAGACCTCTCGCCTTAACCCTTCCACTGTCGAAACGGTTCCCTTAACGGGGCCGTCGTGGGGCTTCGCATGCACCGCCTGATGAGACTGCGAACAACGAAAGGATAAGCAGGATGCAAACGACATTCATTTTAGCTCTCTCTCTCTCTTATCACTGGCACTGCTCTTGGTGCTGCTGTGATCATCTTAGCCGAACAGTACCAAGCGGTGCAAAAACAGATGCCGGTTGAACAGGAATATCACTGCATCAACGAACGCACAAACTGTTGGCCGGTCGAGGTGAGCGCATGAGATACCGTCACTTTTATTATGGACGGGCTTTCTGGGATATCGTCGCGGAAGTGATCATAACGGTTTGGGTGGTCATTCTTATTGGTACCATCGTCCATGACCTTACCGATGACCCACACGATGACTGGTCAGAACACCCCATCTGGAAACTTGAAGAGAAAGCGAAACGGTGAACCCGCAAGGGCACCGTCCGGTCGCCGGGTGGCTGGCCGCTGATGAGCAACCAAAGGAGAAACTGTGCTTGACTTTATCTTAATCGCCGCACTGGCGCTGACCTTCACTGCAGGGGGTCCAAATGTCCGGTTTTGAAAACCCCACAAACTATGCACGCATCCAAAAGATGTATGAAATGCTGGTAGGACCGCTGGCTAAGTCAGCCCGCGCGAACAAAGTAACCCCTGAACAGTGGGCAGGGATGCTCCGCCCCATATCAGGTCTGATAGCCGAGCTCACCGCACAATCGGACGGACAGCAAGAACAGGCCGCCGCGCAGTCGTCACCGGCGACACCAAAGCAAGGTCAAAGGGTCATCCTCCGAGACGTCGTAGACGCCGCTGATCTGGTGGACCTTTGCTCCATAATCTCACTTTGTACAAACCGGCTGGACGCCGCTGCATATGAACTCAAGAAGGCTGAAGACAATGCTTGATTACTGGGAAGATATCCTCGACCGCGTACCCTCTAACCTACCAAAGGAGCTGGAGAAATGAAGAGCACAAACGCAATGAAAATGCAGATGAACCCGCCCAGCGCCTCGACCCGGCAAGTGACCGGCCCTCTCACAGCTGGCGGACGCTGCCGCGGGAAATCAGTCATGCTCAAGTACATCCTAGAGTGCCCCGCCCGTAAGCAGGTCTTGGATAATGCCATGGCCACCCATGCACAGTCTATTGAAGCACTTTTCAGGGGTGATCTATCGATGGCTATCGATTTACACGCCCGCTGCGTCTCACTGATGGGGAGCCTCGAATGATCGGCACCTCAACAGTCCCCTTCAAGGCCTCCGATATCAAAGCTTCGCCTCTGGCCGTCCACAGGCAGCTTGAGAAGGACGCTCGCGCCGCCCGTCGCGGGGGTGTTAAGGTATCCATGAAGAGCGCCCGACGACTGATCAAACGGGCAGGACAGATTGGCCTTGCACCCTCTGATTGCTTCGCATAATAAGCGGATGCCCGCTGATGGTGGGTAGCCACACCACTCACATTGCAACCATTTTAGGGACAAAAGGATGCTGACACTCAAGGTTTGGCCTTTCGAGGCCTTTTTCGAAGTCCACTCTATCCCACAGCGGGGATTGTTCCGCTTTCAAAAGTCGGGTAGAGGGGAATTGTTCATTGATTTTAGACGACTGTCGGTCACGCTAACCAACCTCAAGATGGTGGCCGATTATTACACGGGAGAGAAAGATGACGAAAGAAAAGTTCACACAGGAGGACCGCCGGACACTGTTGAAGCTGCTTCAGGTGCTTAATAGGTTCCGAGAGCTCGACGCAGAAATGCAGATGCCTCAAGCTGTGACCTTACTAACCGTTGCCTTGAACGAAGGCATATCTTTATCAGACCTCACAGAACGAACACGGCAGGCGACGTCCTCCACATCCCGCAACGTGGCATCTCTATCCACAGTCCACCGCAAGGGGAAGCCCGGACATGGGCTGGTTCTGAACCGCGAGGACCCTTTCGAACGCCGTAAGAAGCAACACATCCTGACCCCTAAGGGTCTCTCTTTCATCAACCAACTCATAGAGATCGCGGGTTAATACCCCGCTTTCTCCACTAACCCCTTCCACTTAAAGGATAATTCCAAAGGAGGAACACATGGCAATCCGCAACAAGGGAACTAAGTTCCAAGTAGACGTGACATGGAAAGGGGTTCGCGCCCCTCGCGTCACTGTCGCTACCTTCGAGGAAGCCCACCAGATTGAGACCGACTTTAAGGCCTCACTCATGGCGGGTATCATGCCTTGCGCCCCCTCGCAGAACCGATCAGGCCCCGTCAAGAAGACCGGGGTCAGTACCATAACCCAACTAGCTCACTACTGCGTGATGCACCACTGGCGGGGCAAGAAAAGCGAAGCCTCCTCGGAGCGTAACGCCCACGCTTGGGTTGATGCGTTGGGGCCGGACTTCCCAACTGCTAAGTTGAACCGTCAGGTGATCGATCAGATCGTCTCAGGCTGGGCTGAGGAGGTGAAGACGGGCACCATCAACAGGAAGATCGCCGCTCTATCGGTGATGCTACGTATCGCCAAGGAGCAGGGCGCTCTGAGCCACGACTTCAAGGTGAAGCAGAAGAAGGAATACAAGGGCCGCATCCGCTGGTTTAGTGAGGACGAGATCGCGTCAATGGAGCAGTTCTTCAGTGACGACCGGGACTTCCTCGACCTGTTCATCCTCGCGCTCGACACCGGCTTCCGGTTCGGTGAGCTGATCAAGATCACACCGCGCGACTGGAACCCCTCGACGGGGAAGCTCTCAACGTGGGTCACCAAGGGCGATGAGCCCCGTTCGGTACCCCTAACACCCCGCGCTAGGGAGATCGTACTCAGACGCCGCTCAGATGTCCGGGACTGGGAGCTTTTGTTTCCTCCAACGGTCAACTCCAGCTCAGTATCGCGCCGCCTCCGCGCATGGAAGGCATGGGCCAAGCTGCCCGGCGATGACGAGGCCGTGTTCCACAGCTTCAGGCACACTTGCTGCTCCCGATTGGTGCAGGCTGGGGTGTCCCTTGCGGTGGTTCAGAAGTGGATGGGACATGCGACCATCCAAACCACCATGCGTTACGCGCACCTCGCGCCGAACGCTTTTGATGACGCGCTAGAAGCGCTGACTGCAAACTGAAACCTTTGCTTCACAGAAAGCAAACTGAAAGGACTGACAGATGAACATCCAAAAGAGAATTGAAGCTGACCGCATGGCCCGCGAGCGCGCCCGTCAGCTCGAAGAACTACAGCGCCAAGAGAAAGCCCTCGAACAGGAGAAGGCCGTCAGAAAAGCCCACGTCGAGGGGCGTCAGGTGGGTGAACAGGCTGCGAGAAACATGCAGGCCCTGATGGCACACCCAATCGCGGAGATGATGCTGAAGGAAGCAGGCGCACAGCTCGGTCGGCTGATTGCTGAGAAGGCTGATGAAGCCGGGACACCGGGGTCTATCGCCATCAGATGTGCTGAAGAAGTCTGGAACATGATGACGAAGTCTGGCATGCCTTTGGAAGAAGCCATCCGTGTGTCAGTATCTTACCACGCTGAGCGAATAGGCACTGAGATACGGGTCGATGTGCCAGCCATGAGCTTCACAAACATGATCGAAGATCATCGCGTCATGGCCATGTCCCGTTACTGAAACCTTCCACTGAAAGGACACTTCCACATGAAACAGCAAATCCTTCAAGCTCAGCTAGACACCATCGAACACATGTGCCGTATGGTACTGACCGAGTGGCCCGCCGGTCACCCTCAACACACCCTTGCAACCCGCGTTCTGACCACGTATGAGAAGGACGAGAGCCCTTCTGGTGGAATGGTAGACACGAAGCATTCAAAATGCTTTGACGCAAGTCGTCCCGGTTCAAGTCCGGGGAAGGGTACCAACTCTGAAGATCACCCAGACGATCTGTTCAGGTGGCCCTGCGGGACTGAAGCCACGCGGGAAGATATCGAACGGGGCTACTTTGACTTCATGTCGGATGACTTCGTCCTCGTCGATGCCGTGAATAACCCCGGCCCGATTGTAGGGGAAGGTACCTCCTGTGGTGGATGTGGTGCGGCCTCTGAGATAGAACGGTGTTTAGGATGCTTCTACAAGTTCCGGGAGGTGAGCGGTGACTGATCGTTTCATGTACCCCGGAGACCCGCGCCTCAAGATCGTCAATGAAATGCTCACTCAGCCGAAGCTATTCATTGGTCCTGAAGGTTATCAAACCACCAAGAGCTTAGCTTTCCAACGTCTCTACTCCCCCGACCCGGTAACGCTGAGTGGACTCTATGGGGCTGGGTCAGTAACTCTCGGCGAGGTCACACATATACAAAGCGGTGTCTGCATAGGATGCAGCTCATTCTTCTTCGCTTAAACATATCCACACAAGGAACTATTCCATGCCAAACTGGAAACTGAAACTCATCAAAAGCTTAGGCGGCGTCCCTGCTTCTCAATACAACAGCCTGCTGCGTCATTACTTCGTTTCAAACTTCGAAGCGCGGTGTCTACGAAAAGAGGTGTCAACCCTACGCGCTCGGATACCGCCGATCACCACACCTTCCAAGCCCTATAAGGTCCACTGATAAGTGACTTGACTGTGACTTGAGAGTGACATGAAGTCATGATCGAGTGACTTGGGCGAAGAAAAGCTCAATGAAAACAGAGTGTTCCGGTATGCCGGGGCATTCAAAATCCTCTGGCTAATCTCGAGTGGAACTTTCCACTAAAGGGATTGACACCACCAGTGGAAACGATGCAGGGTGCTAAACCCTAGCGAACGCGGGGCGATGACATAGCGTCCACCCTCACACGCACCTTTACACACTCGGAAGACTTGCTCCAATGCAGGTCACCCGCCCGCAATTAACCCACACATAGCCTGACTGGGGGTTTAACCCACACAGTAGGATGATGCTGATGGAAAGCTTACCTTAAAGGTTCACCTTCCAATTCACTGAGAGAGAGAAACATATGGACTATCTTACTATCACACCTCATGACAACTTAGCTACTCAACAGATTGAGTTGGAGAGAGGGATGACACAGATGGGTATTGATCGGTACCGTTCACGCCTTGAGAAGGATGTGCAACGGGGTGCTGAAGACGAGACAGCCTATGGCAACACCATCATATCCCGTTGTACTGAGATTGTTGCAGAGGGTATCCGAGAGTTCCTTCGTGACGCTGAGACAGGGCGTCCCGGTCGTCGTCATGCCGCCATCAAATACCTCAAGCAGGTTGATGCTCGGGTGGCTGCCTATCTGGCCCTGAAGAATGTCCTTCGCGGTGTCTCTAAGGCAGCTCGCATGCAGAGCGTAGCCCTCCAGATCGCGGGGTCTATCGAGGACGAAGTCCGTTATGCTGAGATACGCAAGGAAGATCGCGGTCTCTACAACTACCTGAAGGGTGAAGCACGCAAGCGTGACGACCTACGTAACAAGCGGACCACCGTTAACTTCCTCCTCAACCGCTTCGAACAGGAGTGGGATGAGTGGCCTCAGGTTCACCGCCAGCACCTCGGTACCAAACTCATCGACATCATCATTGAGAAGGTGGGTCTGGTCGAGGTGGCACACGACAAGGAAGGTAAGAACAAAACCGTGGTCTACCTCAAGCCAACTGAGGAGACACGGAAGTGGATCGAAGATCGGAACACTGCTGCTGAACTCTTGCAGCCAGTCTATGAGCCGATGGTTTATGAGCCGCAGGACTGGGAGACCCCGCGCGGTGGTGGCTACCTCACACGCTACGTCCATCCACTGGACATGGTGAAGAGCCGCAACAAAGGGTACCGTGAAGAGCTTGAGAACACCGATATGCCGATGGTCTATGCCGCCCTGAACACAGCCCAGCGCGCAGCTTGGTCGGTGAACCTCTTCATCCTCGACGTGATCTCTAACATTTGGGACAACTCTTCCACTATGGGAAACATTCCACCCAAGTACGATATCGAGCTGCCTCCTAAGCCGCATGACATCGAAGAGAATGAGGAAGCTCGGAAGAACTGGCGTATCCAAGCCGCCAAGATATACACCGAGAACCGCGAGCTCATGTCCTCCCGGACACAGTTCGCATATGCCTTGAACACCGCGACCAAGTTCAAACTCTTCGAGCGCCTGTACTTCCCCTATCAGATGGACTTTCGTGGCCGGGTCTATGCTGTCCCCCAGTTTAACCCTCAGGGCCCCGATTACATGAAAGGATTGTTACACTTTGCAGAACCAAAACCACTCGACGAAGAGAGCGCACCCTTCCTTGCCATCCACCTCGCCAACTGCGGGGCGTTCGGTAAGATCGACAAAGCCCCCCTCGAAGACCGCGTTGCATGGGTCTACGAAAACGAAGAGCGTATTATCGCAGCCGCGCGTGGCCCATTCGATGATCTATGGTGGACCGAAGCTGACAGCCCCTTCCAATTCCTTGCGGCTTGTAACGAGTGGGCGGGGTGGTGCGAGCATGGGGTCGGTTATCCGTCGCGCCTTGCCGTTGCTCTGGATGGGTCTTGCTCTGGTATTCAGCATTTCAGCATGGCTCTTAAAGATGAGATAGGCGGTGCAGCCGTTAACCTCACACCAGCCGACAAGCCAGCTGACATCTACTCACTGGTGATGGAGCGGGTATACGAACAGATGGAAGCAGATGCTTCTCAGGATGGTGACCCAGCCAAGCGGGACATCGCTCTGCAGTGGCTGACCTTCAAGCCCGGTCGCGGTTGCTTCAAGCGCCCGACAATGACCTATGGCTATGGCTCCCGCGAGTACGGGTTCCGTGACCAGATCATGACCGACACCTTACGGCCAGCTTATCGGGCCTACCAGAAGGGTGAAGGTTCATGGCCGTTCGAAGCTGATGGTTTCCAAGCCTCTCTCTACATGGCTAAGGTGATCGCTGAAGCTGTTGATCGGGTGGTTGTCAAAGCTGCCGAGGCTATGGAGTGGCTGAAGGACACCGCAACGCTCGTCGCTAAGGAAGGTCTTCCGGTTCACTGGACGACACCTGATGGGTTCCCTGTCTTACAAGCCTACCGTGATCTGAAGCGGCAGCGGGTCGAGACCATGATCAATGGCAGCCGCGTCGTGATGATGATGGTGTCTGACCTCCCCACCGTGGACAAGCGGGCGCAAGCTCAGGGCATCAGCCCGAACTTCGTCCACTCCCTTGATGGTACCCACCTCCGCCTGTCGGTTGTGCGCGCCGCTGAGGAAGGGATGAAACACTTCGCACTTGTTCATGACAGCTTCGGTGTTCACGCAGCTGACACTCCCCGGTTCTTCACCCTACTACGTGAGACACTGGTCGAAATGTATAGCTCAGTGGAAGTCATTGACAACTTCCGCTCCGAGATCATGGAGCAACTATCTCCTAAGCAACGGGAGAAACTCAAGGAGGTGCCAGCCTCCGGTACGCTTGATCGCACTGCGGTCCTCGAGAGTTCGTTCTGCTTTGCCTGAACTCTTCCACTAACGTAAACATTCCAACGAAAGAACTGACATGACGACTGAAAGAAAACAACGGAACATTGCAATGCACCTCGACCAGATCGCTCAGTATCGCCTGCGTGCCCAGATGGCAGAGGCCTACGGGTTCGAGGAGATCATCAGACGGTGCCGCGTTAGCATCGAACGCGAAGAGAAGGCTATCGAAGCCTTGAAAAACAAGCCAACCATTTAACCCACACAGTAGGATAGTTAGCCCTGCCTCCTTTTCGGAGGTGGGGTTTTCTTCGTTTTTGGAGACCGATAATGAACACACTTAATCCCCGAGACCCCGCCACTCGCTACGCAGAACAGCTTGCACGGGTGGCCACCCCTTCACTTATTGACCGTATGAAGTCTGCGGGCCTCGACCGGGCGGCACGCCGTCGCTTGATCTCGCTGTCCCGGAAGGGTGCCCTTCGTGGCCACCATTTCCCAGCACCGTTGATCTATCTGCTCATGGCCGTAGGCGATGGAGCCTTAGATGCAAACTAAACTTGAAACGGCGTTGGCGTGTATCGCTGACGGCCTTCCCATTCCCGTAGACCTGACCGCTGACCTGCTCGAGCAGGGCATCGACGTCGGTCAACTCACAATCACTGATGAAGAGCAGCTCGAGTTCGACTTCTCTGACACCTCAAAGGACCTTTAAACATGGCAAACCGCGATGTAACCAAGATGACAACCCCACGCGCCGCATTCAAATGGCCCAAGCTGACTGAGCCTGACTACGGTACGAACCAATATCCGAACCCCGACGGCGCTTACTCCGTCAAGTTGATCTTCGACGAGAGCGACCCAGCGTTCCAAGCCTTCCGTGCCAAGATCGAGAAAGCGCATGCGAAAGCTGTTGCTAATGGTGAAGAGAAGTTCACCGAACTGAAGGTCGCCACCCGTAAGAAGTTGGGTCAGGTCACCATCAATGAACCTTTCACCATGGTCTATGATCAAGAGACTGAAGAGCCGACAGGTGAAGTTGAGATGAAGGTCTCAATGAAAGCTAGTGGCACAGTCAAGAAGGGCCCACGCGCCGGGAAGAAATGGGAGCGTAAGCCTCAATTGTTCGACGCCAAAGGTAAGCCTATGCTGAAGACACCTGACATCTGGGGTGGTACAATCGGTAAGGTCTCATTCTCCTTTGTGACCGATGGCTACTTCATCCCCGCCACCGGCGCATGTGGCATCAGCTTCCAGCTTGAAGCTGTTCAGATCATCGACCTCGTATCAGGTGGTCAGCGTAAGGCTGACGACTACGGCTTCGGTGAAGAAGACGGCTACGAATACGAAGACAAAACCGATGACGAAGACGAAGACGATGAGTTCGGCGACGAAAGTGACGACGATCCAGATGGCGCGGCAGACTTCTAATGCCACGTCCCGCCAAACTGTCACAGGCACAGGCGGGTAAGAAACACGGGTGGCGCTCCGGCCTTGAAGAAAAGGTCGGGGCATTCATCGATAAGCACGGCGTAGGTTTCGAGTTTGAAGAAACCACGCTTCGCTACGAAGTGCCTGCCCGTCTCGCTCGCTACACAGCCGACTTCATCCTGCCTAACGGCATCATCATTGAAACCAAAGGACGCTGGGTCACCGCCGATAGGCAGAAGATGGCCCTTGTCAAAGAGCAGCATCCCGACCTCGACATCCGGATGGTGTTCTCCCGCTCCGCAACCAAGATCAGCAAGACCTCCAAGACCACTTACGCGCTATGGTGTGTAAAGCATGGCTTTCCTTTCGCAGACAAGTTCCCTCCCCTCGAGTGGCTCTTAGAGGAACCGAACGAGGCATCTCTTGCTGCGCTCCAAAGGATACGAAACGATGGCTAAGCGCCAATCCACAACTCACCTTGTAACCCATTGCAGTGCAACTCCTCCTTCACAGGACATCGGCGCTTACGAGATCGACCGGATGCACCGGGCGCAGGGTTACCTCTCAATCGGATACCACGCCGTCATCCGGCGCAACGGTGTGATCGAACCCGGCAGAAACTGGGATGACATCGGCGCGCATGCCCGCGACGGAGGCTTCAATAAGAAGGCCCTTGGGGTCTGCCTCGTCGGCGGCGTTTCCGAGAACCCTCTCAAGCACGTTCCGGGGAACCCTTGGAATGGCAGCGATGCCGAGGACAACTTCACGCATGAACAATTCGTGGCGTGGTTCGGCTTCATCAAGCAGGTCTGGGAGCGGTATGGTCGCATCCCTGTTATCGGTCACCGGGACATCCCCGGCGTATCGAAAGCCTGCCCATCATTTTCAGTGAACCTGAAGATGAAAGCAATGTTCCCTGAAGAGTACCCTGAAGTTTACCCGAACGGGTTCCCGTCCCGCTGGGAGAAATAACCCACACAGTAGGATAGCACCTGCTTTCCTTTCATCATGTCTCCAAACTGCCTCCGCCCTTAACCGGGTGGGGGCCTTTTTTGTTTGGACCTCAACAGCCGAGAAAGACCACTCATGAAAAAGACCACCAAGATCGAACTCCTCCGCGAGCACTTCCTGTCTGGGAAGACCATCACACAGCTGGAAGCCATCGGCCTCTACTCTCTGTTCCGCCTTGCCGCCCGTGTCCACGAGCTGAAGCAGAAAGGTTGGAACATTATCACCAACGAGAAGCGTGACGCCAACGGCTCTGTCTATGCCGAGTACGTGTTGGGTGAACCGAACTTCATTGACATCAACCCGCACGGCCTACCTGAGTTCGCTCTTCCAAGCCAGCGCGGTACTGCTGTGACAACGCCCGCCTCCTCCAACACCGACGACTTCCGCTCATAAGGAACCTTTCAATGTCTCATTCAATTTCAACAGCCGCGCCTGCGATTTTCCATGACTGCGACTTACATGCCGACATTCTCAGTGCCGCCCCGGTCGCTGATGGCTCTGTCGAAATCTTCATCAAAGACAGTGTCAATGTTATTGGTGGTATCTCTTACTGTTCTCTAACACCTGAAGACGCCGCCGCTCTCGGTGCTCAGCTGATCGACATCGCTTTCAAGCAGGGCGCTCTATCTACAGAAGTTATGCGGGATTACTCATCAGCACTCTTCAATGACGCTTTCAACCAAAGCATCAAAGAATTGTCCGACGATCTCTACAATGATGGGAACGGCGTGGGATGAACGAACACGACGAGAGCTTCCTCGTCGGTAAGGAGCCGTGCCCTTCGTGCGGTTCCAATGATAACCTCGCCCGCTACTCAGATGGTCACGCCTTCTGCTTCGGGCAGGGTTGTGGCCATTACGAGCCAGCCGACGGTGAAGAATATCAACCCCAAACACAACGAAAGGACAGACGCATGAGCGACTTGATCAATGGCGAAGTCACTGCCCTAACCAAGCGTGGCATCTCTGAAGAGACAGCCCGGAAGTTTGGTTACAAGGTCGGGTCATTCAAAGGCCAGCCTGTCCAGATCGCAGAGTACCGCGACACTGATGGTTCTGTCATCGGACAGAAACTGCGGTTCCGTGAGAAGAGCGAAGGCATGCCATGGGTAGGCTCCAACAAAGGTGCGGTCCTATTTGGTGCCCACCTCTGGGGCAAAGGTAAGCGCATCGTGATCACCGAGGGTGAGATCGACGCAATGACTGTGAGCCAGATGCAGGGCAACAAGTGGCCCGTGGTCTCACTGATTAATGGTGCTTCCAGCGCCAAGCGTGACCTCGCCAAGCAGATCGAATACCTTAGCTCGTTCGAAGAGATCGTGCTCTGTTTCGACATGGATGAGCCGGGCCGCCAAGCAGCGCGCGAAGCTGCTGAAGTTCTACCAGTAGGTAAGGTACGCATAGCCTCCCTCTCAATGAAGGATGCCAATGAGTGCTTCCTCAATGGGAAAGCTGAGGAGATTGTTCCGGCCATCTGGAATGCCAAGCCCTTCCGTCCTGACAGTGTCGTCACTGGTTCTGACATCATCGAGCGGATGAAGAACCGCCCCGAAGTGGTCAGCTACGTATACCCTGATTGGATGCCTCAAATGAATGGCAAGGTCCTCGGCATCCGCATGGGTGAACTGGACACTTGGACGTCCGGCTCTGGCATGGGTAAGACAACGGTGATCAAGCAACTGCAGCATCACTTCTGGAAAACGACCCCGTTCAACCAAGCCATCCTGCACCTTGAGGAGCCCCTTGAGGACACCGCTGACAGTCTCGTAGGCATCCATATGCAGAAGCGCTTAGAGCTCCCCGAGGTGGCCGCTACGGTGACCGAGGAGGATAAGTTCGCATCTGCTGAAGAGCTCTTCCTTTCAGTGGATGAGCATGGTGACCACCGCATTGTCCTGCACGATGCCTTCGGTTCTATGGGAGACGACGCCCTCTACAACAAGATCAGATACTTCGCACAAGGCTGCGGGTGTAAGATCATCTGGCTCGATCACCTCTCTATCCTCGTGTCCGACATGGGGACTGATAACGGTGACGAACGGAAGCGCATCGACAGTATCATGCACAACCTCAAAGACCTGACGGTCGAGCTGGGGATTTACATTGGACTGATCACGCACCTCCGCAAGACGTCCGGCTCCGGTCCATCGTTTGAGCAAGGCGCTGTCCCTTCCCTTGATGACCTCCGGGGCTCAGGCTCCATCAAGCAACTCTCGAACTCAGTCTATGCGCTGAGCCGCAACCAGCAAGCAGAGAACCCTGTCGTTCGAAACACCTCCCAGCTTCACTCTCTCAAGTGTCGGCGTACTGGGGAGACGGGGCCTGCTGACTTCATCACCTTCAACAAAGAGACCGGCTGCATGGAACTCGGAACTGACCCAGACCTCGTTGAGGGGTTTGGCGATGAGACCGACGAGTTCGCAGATGAGACCGGGACCAACGACTTCTAAGGAACCTTTCCATGAATACACACCTCGTAGTTATACGCGGCCTTCCCGGTTCGGGTAAGTCAACAGCCGCTAAGAAACTGATTGCCGCTGGATACTCCTTTCTCGAAGCGGACATGTGCCACATCAACAACAAGACTGGGGCCTACGAGTTCGACATCAAGAACAAGACCCACGCTTGGGAGTGGACCAAAGAAACCGTGACTAACCTAATCCGCTCAGGACAGAACGTAGTTCTCGCAGGCGTCTTCCCATATAACAAGACGCTACAGTCTTTGAAAGATGGTTGCGAGTACCTCGGGTGTAGCTTCACAGTCCTTACAGCTGAAGCCAATCACGGTAACATCCACGATGTACCGGAGGAGGTACTGGCCGGGATGGCCGCTGCGTGGGAGCCTCTCAACCTGACCTAAGGGTCCACCTAAATAACTCCTTAAAGGGCCTGCCGAGAAATCGGTGGGCCTTTTTTCGTTTGTCATTCCAGCGAGAAGACCATGAAAATTTACATCACTGACCTTGAAGGCGACGGTCTCTTAGACGACATCACGACCCTTCACTCCATCGTCTATGAAGACTTCGAGACAGGTATCATCACGTCCTGTTGCGACCACAACTACAAGGCTAAGGGCGCTGACCGCCACCTCACCATTGCTGAGGGCTTGGCCGAACTGAGCGAGGCTGATGTCCTTGTCTATCACAACGGTATCAAGTTCGATATCCCCGCTCAACAGAAGCTCTACCCCGACTGGACCTATCGTGGGAAAGTTGAGGACACCCTCGTCATGTCCCGTCTTATCTGGTCCAATATCAAAGATAGCGACATGGGCCGCATCCGTAAGGGCACCCTTCCGGGGAAACTCCGGGGCTCCCACGGGCTTGAGGCTTGGGGCTACCGCCTCGGTAAATGGAAGGGCGACTATTCGAAAGAGCGTACCGCCGAACTGAAAGCTAAGCACGAACGCATGGGTCTACCGGCTCCGACCGAAGAAGAGTTACGCGCTCACGTTTGGGGCACATGGAACCCTGAGATGCAGGACTACTGTGTGCAGGACGTCATCGTCACCACCGCCCTTTACCGGCAGGTTCTGAAGAAATCCTATGCACAGGATGCTCTGGACCTTGAACACCAGACGGCCACCCTCTGTGCCAAGATCGAACGCAACGGCTTCCCCTTCGATGAAGCTGGAGGCGCTGCGCTCTACGGTACCTTAGCGGCTAAGCGTGCGGAGCTTGAGCAGAAGCTGAAAGAGTTCTTTGGCACGTGGGCCGAACCTGTCCGTGTGAAGGGTAAGCAGGTCGTAACCCACCCCCGTTCAGCTAGTAAGGCCACCGGAGCGTGGGGCGAAAAGATCATTGTGGACGCCCTCGGTAACGAGATCACCGACGATGCATCCTCTTGGCTTACACCTTCAGGTTCCCTTTCAGCTGAGGCTAAACGCGAAGGCTTGAAGTTCAAGTTCAACGGTTACCCCTACACCAAGATCAAGTATGTCGAGTTTAATCCCGGCTCCCGTCACCACATCGCCAACCGTTTGACTACTCTCTATGGCTGGGAACCTCAGGAGTTCACCCCCTCAGGTGACCCTAAGATCGACGAGACAGTTCTCGAAGGTCTGGATTATCCGGCGGCCCCCCTTCTGAATGAATACTTCCTTGTTCAGAAGCGCATCGGGCAGGTGGCTGAAGGTAACCAAGCATGGTTGAAGGTAGTGAAGAATGGTCGCATCCATGGATCGATCAACCCTAACGGTGCCGTGACGGGGCGTGGGACACACTCGTTCCCGAACGTCGCACAGGTTCCGAAGGTCAAGATCAAGAAGTTCCCAACCGACGCTATCCCTGACTACGCCATCCCTCTCTGGGCTTTGGAAGAGAACGGGAAGGTTGAGTGCATCTTGACTGGACTTGAGGGTGGATATGGCTGGGAGTGTCGCTCCTTGTTCACTGTCCCTCTGGGCTGGTTCATGATCGGTACTGACGCCGCTGGCCTCGAGCTCCGCTGCCTCTCTCACTTCATGGCTCGCTATGACAATGGGGACTACGGTAGCGAAGTGCTGGGCGGTGACATTCACACCGTGAACCAGATCGCTGCTGGTCTACCGACACGCGACATGGCCAAGACCTTCATCTACGCCTTCCTCTATGGGGCAGGTGATGGAAAGCTAGGGTCGATCACTGGTCGCGGTGCCAAGGATGGGAAGCGCCTGCGCGCTAACTTCGAAGCCAAAATTCCTGCGATGGGTAAGCTGACCAAAGCGGTCAAGGTTGCTGCCAAGCGTGGGTATCTGACAGGCCTTGATGGCCGTCACCTCCATGTTCGCTCTGAACACTCCGCCCTAAACACCCTACTTCAATCAGCCGGTGCTCTGCTTTGTAAGAAGTGGATGTGCCTGCTCGAAGAGAAGCTAGTTGAGCGCGGGTATAAACACGGCTGGGATGGTGACTTTGCCTTCCTTGCGTGGGTTCACGACGAACTTCAAATCGCCTGTAAGAATGAGGACACATTGTCGGAAGTGGAGATACTATCCGACCAGTGCGCCAAAGAAGCGGGCGAGTTCTTCAATTTCCGCATTGAACTTGCTGCCGACTGTAAGACGGGAGTTAGCTGGGCGGAGTGTCACTAAGGATACGCCCATGACAGAAACCAACAAGGTGGCCCGCTCGGGCCTCCTATCACGAAAACGGATGATGCTCCGCTCAGCCCGCCATAGGGCCAAGCAGAAAGGTCTCCCGTTCAACATCACTGTGAGTGACTTCACCATCCCCGAGACATGCCCAGCGCTTGGTATCGAGATCGCCCTTGAAGGTGACCTTGATCATGCCCCTTCGCTGGACCGTGTGATGCCCTCCCTAGGGTATGTCAAAGGGAATGTGATGGTCCTCTCTAACCGGGCGAACCGCATCAAAAACAATGCCGCCGTCCATGAGCTCCGCGCGATTGCGGACTTCCTCGAAACTCACATCAACAACGATTGGATGAAACCATGAATACAATCTTCACAATAATCTACTTTCTGGTCCTCGTACCCTTCGCCTTATCGGTGTGGCTGCGGCGGGGCGAATTTCTCACAAACACTCGAGTGGCTATTTACACAGCAGCTGTGGTTGCTGTCTGGCCCCTCAGCGTCCTCGTTGTCATCCTCGCCGTCCGGTTCCCGACCGTGAACAGTTTGGTGGGTAAGATAGAACAGTGGGTGATTGGTGATGAGTGAACGCACCCTCCTTCTGGACGGGGATGTTTATTGCTACCAAGCCGCTGCTGCTGTTGAACGCACAATCAACTGGGGTGACGGTGAAGACGATGACACCTGTCTCTATACCCTACATGCCGAGATCGACGACGCCAAGCTGACCCTCGACGCTTCCATCGAAACTTTGAAGGAGCGCCTCGGTGGAGATCGGGTCATCCTCGCATTGACCGATAAGGTGAACTGGCGCGTTGACGTTCTCCCTACCTATAAGGGAAACCGGAAAGCTGTCCGCCGCCCGCTCGTTCTGGCTGACCTGCGTCAGTATGCACGGGAAACCTATGAGTGCTGGGAACGCCCCGGCCTCGAAGGTGACGATATCCTTGGCATCCTCGCAACGAACAACGCAGCCATCCCCGGTGAGAAGATCGTGGTCACCATCGACAAGGACCTCAAGACTGTTCCGGGTTTCCACTTCAACAGCGGACGCCCCTATGACGGCATCTTTGAGGTGACCCTTGAGGAGGCTGATCACTTCCACCTTCTACAGGGCATCGCAGGCGACGTGACTGACGGCTATACCGGCTGCCCCGGCATTGGCATGTCCAAGGCTGAAGAGTTTCTGAACGAACCCTACCTCCTTGAACCTCAGGAATACACAATCTCGCGTGGGAAGCGGAAAGGCGCGCAGGGCATCAAGTGGGTTAAAGCCCCTGAGTGCCCCTCTCTCTGGGATGGTATCGTCTCCCTCTACGCCAAGGCTGGCTACAATGAGGAATATGCCCTGCAGCAGTTCCAAGTTGCCCGTATCCTCCGCTCCTCCGACTACAACTTTAAGACAAAGGAACCAAAACTATGGACACCCAAGCTCCTCGGTTGATCGCCTTCGCGGGCCCTGCAGGTGTTGGTAAGTCGGAAGCCTCAAAGCTCCTGACCGACCGTGGTTTCGTTCCTGTGAAGTTTGCTGAAGGACTGAAGTCCATGATCGCCACAGTCTATGAACTGTGCGGGCTTGATGAGGATGAGATCAAAGCACGCCTTGAAGGTGACCTGAAAGAGAAACCAGACAGATACCTACGTGGTGTCTCACCTCGTCGGGCCATGCAAACGCTTGGTACTGAATGGGGTAGGGACTGTGTAGCTGAAGACCTTTGGGTCTCGATCTGGCAGAGACGTGTTGAGCTACAGCTGAAGGCTGGCCTCTCAGTCGTAACTGATGATCTTCGACATACGAATGAAGCTGCTGCGGTTCGCTCCCTCGGCGGAGAGGTCGTGAAGCTTGAAGGTGTTACACGCCGGACAGTACCGTCCCATTCCAGCGAAGCATTTAACTTCGACCCGGACGCAGTTGTTCGAAACAATGTCCCCCTTGAAGTGTTCTGGGACCGGATACTCACCACCCTCAACCTCACCTAAAATACCGCCTCATCCCTAAGGGGGTGGGGCAAATCGATTAACCCACACAGTAGGATAAAGAGGCACTCTCTCATGTCAAAACCCCAATTCCCTGTCGTGCCCCGTGAACTGATCGAAGCCCTCGAAGAACGGTTTCGTGACCGGATACCTGACGCCGTCCCGGACCCTGCTGCAACAGGTGTTCTGGTAGGACAACAAAGTATCATCCGGTTCTTACGGCGGGAGTTCACGAAACAACATAACCCAAAGGAAATCTTATGAGCAACATGTTCAAACCGAAGGTTCCTGACACGCCCGCTGTTGCCGCCCCTACACCCAACATGAAGATCAACAAGTTGCGTACTGAAGGGAGCACCACACGGGCCCAATCAACAAGTAAACGGAAGGGCCGTTCCGCCCTCCGCATTGACCTTCAAAGCGGTAGCGCAGGTGCCGGTGGTACTGGCGTCAACGTTCCTAACACATAGGAGTAGATAATGACGGCAACTACAGCAGCCGGGCGTTATAGCCAGCTTGAGACCGACCGTCAGCCTTTCCTAGATCGTGCGCGTGAAGCTGCCAAGCTGACCATCCCAAGCCTGATGCCCGAGAGTGGGCACTCAGGTACGTCCAAACTCCCGACCCCTTATCAAGGCCTTGGCGCGCGCGGCGTTAACAACCTCGCCTCAAAGCTCCTCCTAGCTCTCCTCCCACCCAACTCTCCCTTCTTCCGTATGACCATCGACGACTTCACTCTCCAAGAGATGACAGGACAAGATGGGATGCGCGCGAAGGTCGAAGAAGCTCTCGGTAAGATCGAACGGGCCGTTATGTCTGAGATCGAAGGTACCGCAATGCGTGTCGGTATCCACGAAGCTCTCAAGCAATTGGTGGTTTGCGGAAACGCCCTCATCTTCATCTCCCCCGAAGGCGGCATCCGCGTATTTCGTCTTGATCGCTTCGTAGTCAGTCGTGACCCTATGGGCAATGTCCTAGAGATCATCACGAAAGAAGACGTTGATCCAGAAGTTCTCCCTAAAGAAATCCGAGAAGTCTTGGAAGTTGAAGGTAAGACAATCTCTATCGTCAAGCGCGACACTGCTGGAACAACCGACACCGTCTCTCTCTACACTCGCGTGTGGCGTGAGGATGATAAGTGGAAAGTCCATCAGGAAGTTAAAGACATCGTCGTTGAAGGTTCTGAAGGTTCATACCCCATCGACAAGTCCCCGTGGATACCGCTTCGGTGGTCCCGCATTGACGGTGAGGCCTATGGCCGTGCCCATTGTGACGATTACATCGGTGACCTCAAGTCCCTTGAAGGGCTCTCTAAGGCCATCGTTGAAGGCTCCGCAGTTGCTGCTCGAGTTATCCCGCTCGTGGACCCTAACGGTACCACTGACGAGGATGATCTGGCTGAAGCTGAGAACTTCGAATTTGTCTCTGGTAACGCCCAAGACGTCACATTCCTACAGGTAGCCAAGTTCGCCGACTTTGGTGTTGCTCAAGCGACAGCTCAGAACATTGAACAGCGCCTGTCTTTTGCCTTCATGCTCAACACCGCAGTTCAACGTGGTGGGGAACGCGTGACAGCCGAAGAAATTCGGTACATGGCAGGTGAACTGGAAGATGCCCTTGGAGGTGTCTACTCCATCCTCACTCAGGAACTACAACTCCCTCTCGTTACGCGGCTTTTACACTCAATGGCCCGTGCAAAGAAACTACCGGCCCTGCCAAAAGGCTCGGTGAAACCAAACGTCACCACAGGTCTCGAAGCTCTTGGCCGTGGCCACGATCTCAACAAACTCGACATGTTCATCGCAGGTCTCGCTCAGTCCATCGGGCCAGAGGCCTTGATGCAAGTCTTGAATGTTGGGGACTACATCACCCGACGCGGTACGGCTCTCGGCATCGATATGCAAGGCCTTATCAAGTCTCAAGAAGAACAGCAGGCTGCTCAGCAACAAGCCCAGATGGCTCAGATGATACAGCAGCTTGGTCCAAACGCCATCAATCAACTTGGTGGTATGGCACAAAAAGGAATGGAGCAAAATGGCTCAGACCAATGAAGCTCCTGAGGTCACACAGGCGGGGGATAACACCCCTGCCGCCGCCCCTCAGGTAACCATCGCAAAACCTGCGAAGAAGAAGAAAACCAAAGCCGACCGTGGCGAACTCCGGGTCGTCAACGGCGTGAAACTTTACGTGAAAGGCTGATATGGCTGAAGTGCAAATCCCCGTAAATGAAAACACGGAAGACCAAGCGTACATTGACGCAATGGTGAAGAAAGCTGAAGACGGTGTCACACCGAACAGTGGACAACCACAGGCTGCTCCGACAGATGGAAAGCCTGAATGGCTGGGTGACTTCGAAAGCCCAGAAGCAATGGCGAAAGCCTACAACGAACTCCGCACGAAGATGAGCCAAGAGGGTGCCCCTAAGGGTGAACCTGCTCAGGAACCTGAAGGTGATGCAGAAGTTGCTACTGAAGGTGATACTGAAGCTTCCCCTGAAGGCGATGCTGCATCCCGTGATGAGGCCGCTGAAGCTGCTGAAGCTGCAGGCATTGACATGTCCGCTGTTGAAGCTGAGTTCATGACAGATGGTGCCTTGTCTGATGCCACCTATGAGAAGCTCTCTAAGGCTGGTTTCGACAAGAACACTGTGGACGCATACATAGCTGGTCAACAAGCCCTCGGTGAACAGATGCAAGCGCGCATCGAAGCTCACGTCGGCGGTGCTGACAAACTGTCCGCAGCTCTTGAATGGGCTCAGACAGGTCTAACAGCTGAAGAACAGACAGCGTTCAACAACGCAATCGATAAGGCTGACGAAGCTGGCGTGAAGTTGGCAATGGATGGTCTGATGGCGAAGTTCGCGAAGTCTGAAGGCTCAGAACCCAAACTCCTCGGCGGAGCAACCAAAGCCTCAAGCGGCTCGGTCTTCCGCTCTACTGCTGAACTGACAGCTGCAATGAATGACCCACGTTATTCACGCGACCCTGCGTACCGCGCAGACGTTGAACAGCGCCTAGCCCGTTCAGACATCTTCTAAGGATAACCCCCATGCAGAACCCTATCTTCATCTTTTGGACCCGTTCCTTCTGGTTAGCGGCTCTCGGCGTGGGGGCTCTTCTCGCCTCGGACGTGGCTGCTATCAAAGCGTTCGCTGAGGTCATCAGCTGGTTCACCGATTATGAAGCCGAGGCTCTCGCAGCTAAGGCTATCAAGGTCGCCCCAGCGGTCCTCTTCATTGCATCGCTACATCAGCGTTCCGGTGCAGCCCGTCCTTACACCCTCAATCCAAAGGCATTGAAATGATCTCATTCCTGACAGCACTCCGCTCGAAGGTCGTCCAATTTCTCACGGCCTTCGCAGTCGTCGTCATGCTCCTGTTAAAGGTCCGTGAAGGTATCCGCGAAGATGCTATGGAAGATGCCTTCGATGAAATGGAGAAGCGAGATGAGCAACGCGCTCAAAGCATTCTTGATCGTGTTGACGATGTCCCTGATGTCGTGCAGCTCGACCCAACAGATAACCGTGGCTACCGAGACTGAGAAAGCTCTCTGTAAAGTCTGGGGAGAAAGTCTCCCTTCACGGTCCCGTTCAGATACTGAACAAACCCAGATTGATATTGGCATCGCTTACGACAAGTTCGTGGCCGCATGTCCAGATACTCCCTCGATAGCTCAATAGGTTAGAGCACCTCAACCACGTGGTACGGAGGTTATGCAGGTTCAACTCCTGCTCGAGGGTCCAGAACACCGGCTTGCTAGGTCGGTCTACAAAACATCAGCAATCGGCATATTCCAAGCAAACACACACACGAACGTAGCCCGCTGCGGCGGATAACTTCTGTGAGGTGAGGTGAGCGCGAGGGGAAGCCAACCCTTCCACACAACTCATACACAAGGTACAACCTCAATGGCTGATACAAATCCATCCCGTTTGGGCCAAGCTCTCGCCGCCGGTGATAGCGACGCCCTCTTCCTGAAATTGTTCTCTGGCGAAGTTCTGACGATCTTCGAAGCTGAGAACGTCACCATGGGCCGCACACAAGTGCGCCAAATCTCCAACGGTAAGTCCGCACAGTTCCCTGTCATGGGTCGCGCGTCTGCGTACTACCACACTCCCGGTAACGAAATTCTCGGCGGCTCTATCAAGCACAATGAGAAAGTCATCGTGATCGACGACCTGTTGATCGCTCCGACATTCATTGCCGACATCGACGAAGCCAAGAACCACTACGACGTTCGCTCGCACTACTCGACTGAGACTGGCCGTGTGCTGGCTCAGACTTGGGACAAGCACGTCCTTCAAGTGGGTGTTCTGGCTGCCCGTACAACTGTTGCGAACATCCCCGGCGAAGGTGATGGCGGTACCGTTATCACTGAGTCTGTTGCATCTGATTGGGACGACCCTGAGAAGTTGGCTGCTGCTCTGACAACCGCTGCCCAGCGCTTGGACGAGAAGAACGTCCCTGAAATGGACCGCGTTGCGTACATACGCCCAGCTCAATACTGGAACCTGATCAACAACGACAAGCTGATCTCGAAGGACTACAGTGCAAATGGTGGCGACCGTGCCGCTGGCTTCATCCCTCGTGTTGCAGGCATGGAAATCGTGAAGACGAACAACCTGCCTTCGACTGATGTCGTTGCATCCACTGTTGCTGCGGGTTCCCGCGACAGCTACGTTGGCGACTTCTCCAACACCGCCGGTCTTGTCATGCACAAGTCTGCTGTTGGTACAGTGAAGCTGTTGGACCTGTCCACTCGCATGGACTACGACCCTCGCCGTCTGGGCAACCAGATCGTGTCGAAGTTCGCTGTTGGTCACGGCATCCTGCGCCCTGAAGGTGCTGTCGAACTAGCGTTCGCTTAATCCCAACCGGGGCTGGTAGAGAAATCTACTGGCCCCATTTTTTTCGAGGTACCTATGTCTCTGAACATCACAACCAAACTGAGCGCTGTTAACAGCATGCTCTTCACCATCGGGGAAAGCCCGGTGAATACCCTTGAAGGTGGTACCGTTGTTGACGCGGTGACTGCCGAGCAAGTGCTTGATGACGTGTCCCGCGAGGTTCAATCCGAGGGATGGGTCTTCAATCTGGAGAAGGAGTACCCGCTGACGCGGCAAGCCTTCGCTCCTTATGTATTCTATGTCCCGGATACCGCCCTCATGTGCGACCCGTCGGACAAATCCTCTAAGGTCATCGTTCGCGGGGACCGTCTCTACGACCTCGAGAACCACACCTTCGAGTTCCCTTCAACAACAACTATCGACTGTGACATCATCTGGCGCATGGACTTCGAGGACCTACCCGAAACTGCCCGCCGGTACATCACCATCCGCGCCGCCCGCATCTTCCAAGCCGGTGCCGTTGGCTCTGAAACCCTCTATAGCTTCGGCGAACGAGATGAGTATCAGGCCCGCGCGCGGTTCCGTAAAGCCAACAGCCGGGTGCGCGATAAGAACCTCCTCACAGGGAACGTCTCTATCGCCCGCATCCTTGCCCGTTAAGGAAACCTTCACATGCTAATCAGCTCATCTATCCCCAACCTCGTGAACGGGGTATCTCAGCAGCCTGACGCGCTGCGCCTTGCATCACAAAGTGACGCTCAAGAAAACTTTCTGAGCTCTGTGGTTGAAGGGCTGAAGCGCCGCCCCGGCTCGAACCACCTAAGCAAATTGACAGACAGCTCTTGGTCTGAAGCCTTCCTCCACACGATCAACCGGGACAGTAACGAACGCTATGCCGTGGTTATCCTTAACGGTGACCTGAAGGTGTTCGATCTGTTCACCGGGGATGAAGTGACAGTTAGCTTCCCCAATGGGAAAGATTATCTGACTGTTGACAACAAGAACCAGTTCCGAGTTGTCACAATCGCTGACTACTCGTTCATCGTGAACAGCTCCAAGACTGTTGAGATGGGTCCGGAGTTGACCGCATCACGTCCCGCACAGACCCTCATCTCAATCACTGGTGGTAACTATTCCAAGACCTTTGAGATTGACATTGATGGTGTTAATCGCGCCTCTTACGCTACACCAGATGGGACCGATGACATTGACGTAGAGCGCATCGGTACCGAACATATTGCAACACAGCTATACAATGACCTCATAGTGTCCCTTAACGCTGATTGGGAAATTGTTCAGTACAAGAACGTCATAGCTATTACCCACCTTCCGGGCAACGAATTTGAGGTAACCACTTCGGATAGCTTCAACGGGGGCTACATGCGGTCCACCCCCGACCGGGTGCAGAGTTTTTCAGACCTACCTCCGCATGCCCCTCCCGGCTTCGTTTGTGAGATCGTAGGGGAAGCCTCTTCGAGCTTTGATAACTACTATGTTGAGTGGGTATCAGGCACGAACGATTACACCGAAGGTGTCTGGAAAGAGACTGTGAAGTGGAACATCCCATACCGCTACGACCCCTCAACCATGCCTCACATACTCGTTCGGGAAGCTGACGGTTCCTTCACATTTCAGGAAGCTGAGTGGGGAGAGCGGGAAGTCGGGGATGCTGATAGCGCACCCAATGGTTCCTTTGTGGGTCGCCAGCTGAACGACATTTTCTTCTTCAAGAACCGTTTGGGTCTCACCGCAGATGAGAACGTCATCATGTCCCGTGCAGGTTCATTCTTCAACTTCTGGCCTGAGACTGTGACGACCTTGCTGGACAGTGACCCTATCGACATTGCGGTCAGTCATGTGAAGGTGTCCACCATCAATCACGCGGTACCCTTCAACTCCTCTCTCCTCCTCTTCTCTGACCAGACACAGTTCGTCTTGTCGGGTGGTAGCATCTTGACACCATCGACAGTGAACGTGGCGGCCACGACTGAGTTCGAAGGTTCTGACCTTGTCCGTCCAGTGGGCGCTGGGCCAAACGTGTACTTCCCGGTCACCCGAGGGAGCTACAGTGGTATCCGGGAATACTATGTGGAAGCTGACACTCTCACGAACAACGCTTCGGATATCACATCCCATTGCCCTAAGTACCTTCCGGGGAACCTTACGCATCTTGCTTCCTCTTCGAACGAGGACATGATCGTGGGGCTCAGTCCGGATGAACCAAGCTCCCTCTATGTCTACAAATACTTCCATGGACAACAAGGGAAACTCCAGAGCTCTTGGTCTAAGTGGACCTTCGCCGATGGAGACAACATCCTCCACGTCGCTTTCATCTCCAGTAAGATGTACCTCATCATTGAACGATCTGACGGGGTGTACCTCGAAGAGATTGACGTTGAGGCGGGGGCGGCTGACGAAGACACGGATATCCATTACCGGGTAGATCGGAAGCTGTATGAGACCGATGTCGTGTCCACTGTCTACGAGGACGGTTACACCACATGGACCCTCCCATACACCGAAGATGAACCCTTGTGGTTGTTTGTTCGGGCCGGGGATGCCGTCCGTTCGGAGGCCTATATCATCAAGCATGATCGACCGACCTCTGACACCATCCGCGCACGGGGTGACTACTCGGACGTTAAGGTGTGCATCGGACGGCGCTACAACAGTTCCTACAAGTTCAGCACGTTCCTCATCAAAGAGGAAGCGACTGGTGGTGGACAGGTTAGTATTGGTGAAGGTCGTCTGCAGATCACTCACCTTGCCCTTGACTATGACCAGACAGGTTACTTTGAAGTTGAAGTCCTCCCTCGCGGGCGCGACGCTTTCAACTACAAATTCACTGGCCGCATCCTCGGCGCAATCAAGAACGTGATTGGCGAGGTCAGTCTGGAAGAGGGTCGGTTCAAGTTCCCCGTCCTGTCCCGGAACACTCACGTCGATATCACCATCAACTCCGATCACTTCCTCCCATGCTCCTTTATGGCTGCAGAATGGGAAGGTCGGTACAACGCTAGAACCCGGAGACTGTGATGCATCGGAATGTCCGTCCCGCCACTGAGGCGGATGCTCTGTTCATTGCAGAAAATATGAAAGCTGACGACGCTGCAGAGGTACGCGCCCTGAATAAGGGTTCCCTCGCGGTGCTTGTTAAGTCAGCCTTTCATGATGCCCATACGGTTCTTGCGTGGGGCCCTGAAGGTAGTCCGTCCGCTATCTTCGGGGTCCGCGCCAATGAGGGGACCGGATACGTTTGGTCCCTCTCAACCCCTAAGATTTTTGATGAGTGGCGGGAAGTCCACCGAAGTACACCGGCTATCCTAGACAGGTTAGGCAGGGACTTCATGGTACTCGCCAACATCAAGGACGCCCGGCATCGCCATCACATCAGGTGGCTGAGGTCCTTGGGCTTCACCTTCATCAACACCTACCATCTGGGTGAGAAACAGATGCCTTTCCACGAATTTGTAAGGATACAGAAATGAGCGACCCAGTCACCATGTTCGCTATCTCTACAGCCATGGCCGCCGCATCTGGTGGTGCCTCTCTCGCTGCTGCGAAGGGTAACGCTGATGCCCAGACTGAGGCTAATGAGATCGCCGCTGAGAACGCCCTGATCGCGCGTGACAGTAACTATGATCAACTCAACCTACTGGCTGCCCAAGAGAAGGCTGCAGCTGAACAACAGATCAACCAAAACCAAGAAGAGCTTCTGAAGGCCACCGCCACCGCTGAAACTGCAGCCGGTGAGAGTGGGGTATCAGGCCTCTCTGTCGATGCACTGCTTGCAGATATGTATGGTAAGTCGGCCCAGTTCGAAGACAACGTCACTCAGAACCTTGAGAACAAGGAACAGCAGATTGGCTTTGAGTTGGAGAATGCTGGTCGTGGTTACCAAAGCACTATCAACAACCTCCCAACTGTCCAACAACCAGATTACCTTGGCACGGCCTTATCTACCGGCTCCAGCATCTTCGGTGCCTATAAAGATCACCTCAAGGTTTAACCCAACAACCCCTTTAGAAGGAACATTCAATGCGTGAGCGCGTTCAAGTTCAAGGCCCGCAAGGGTCTGTCCCACTACAATCTACCGCCCGTCCCGGAGCAGTCTCTGCCGGAGCCCCTCGCGTAGGTTCCTCTAAGGGGGAACAGCTGGCCCGAGCTCTGTCTCAACTCGAACCATCCCTTCAAGCCCACCTTCAGGAAGCCCAGCAGGAGTATGAGGTCAAGGAAGCCGAACGTGCCTATGACACTCTCCAAGGCATGACCTTTGACGAAGCCCATCAGATGGTTGATAGTGGCTCCCTCCGCGAGACTGAGAACCCTTGGTATGAGGCTGCCTTCCAGAAACAGTTTGGTGTTGCATATGCCGGGCAACGGAAGCGGGACATCATGCTGGCCTATGAGAGCCAGTTTGACAAGCACAACGGTGACATCGAACAGTTCATCGCGTCCAACGTCCGGGCCGATGCAGCCAAGTATGGCGAGAACAAGTTCGTCGCTTCCGGTATCCGAGAGGGTATGGGCGACTTCCTCACCCGCCTGCGTGATAACCACGCCGAGTTCCGCTCGAGCGTCATCAAAGAAACAACCGTTGACCAGTTCCGGGGTGCTGCCTCGACTGCGATTGATGAAGCGATTGCCAATGGGTCAGACCCCAGCGCAGCCGCTCGCAACCTCTATGAGCAACATCGCCAAACCTTCGGGCTCACCTACCAGCAGATGGATGACAACATCCTTGCGCTGGCTGAGGAGTATGCGGCGAAGGGTGATGCAGCAACTGTGGAAGCTCTGCTCTCAACCAACATCACGGGAGCTGACGGTCAACAAGTAGGTTCGTTCACATCCCGCGCTCGCTATTCCGATAAAGCCAACACCATCCTCAACCGCGCGCGTACCGTTCGTGGTGATCTTGATCGAGAGTTCATGACTGGTGAAGTTGTTGGTCTTCGGCAACGCGCTGGGCTCGGCGGCCTGACAGATGATGATCTGGGTATGTTAGAGGGTATGAAACGTGATGGCCTGATCTCTCAGGAAATGCACGAAAGTCTTCTGGTTCAGAACACCAACGCCCGTTCGGGTGCCCTTAACTCCTCGTTCGCAGACCTCCAGAACAGCTCCTACAAGGACCACGTCACCAACGAACTGATAGCTGGCCGTGGGTATGGCGTCACAGACCTAACCTATGTCGGTGCTGATGGGAAGTCACATACGATCAAGCGTGATCAAGTAATGGATGAAGTCGTCACCGAGACGCTCACCTCAATGGCCCGTAACGGGTACTCTGAAGGGGAGATGGCGGCGACACTGGCAAGCTGGGGTGTGGGTTCCACGTTCCAAGTGTGGCAGAACTCAATGTCCGATGGGTACCTCTCACTGGGCCAAGCACTGGCCGCAGCAGGCCCTGACGGTGATGTTGAGTTGCCTGAAGCTGCTCTGGCTGGCTATGGCACATGGCGGAACCTCGCTGAGTATCCGAACGTCCGGGCTCGGCACGTCAAGGACCCAACCGCACTTCGCGTGTATCGTGATGCTGAAGCCCTCGAACGAGGTGGTATGGAACCTGAGACGGCTCTGTCCGTGGCTGGCCGTATCGACCGTGACGCAACCCGTAACGGCATCTCCACCCAGCTTGATCGAAACACCTTCAACGCTGCCGTTGCGAATAGCGCGAGTGCTGGTTTCTTCCGGGGCGACGTAGCTAATGCTGGCTGGGTCTCCTCCACCATCGAACGCTCTGCCCGCATCCTCGTTGAGGCTGGTCTTCCCCAAGATCGCGCCATTGAACAGGCTGCTCGGTTGTTTGATGAGAGCCACACGAACGTCAACGGCGTGGCGGTCAATACCCGCAACAAGCTCATCCCCCCAAACTTCGGTGATATGGCCGAGATCATGATTGACCAGTTCGCTAGTCAACATGGTATCGACGCTGATGATCTAACACTCATCCCCTCCCTTGATGGAGAGCAGACATGGGTTGTGTCCTATAAGGATACACTGATGCCGCATGAAGAGTGGATCAACGGCGGTGCCTACAACATCACTGAAATCCAAGACCGGCATGGTGTAGCAATGCAAGCTGAACGTGAGCTCGCTCGAGAGCAAGCAAACGCACAGATTGATCGCACCATCGACTTCCGGGCTGCGAAGGATGCATTCTTTGACCTCCCCGCGCGTCACCGCGTTAACATCAACGAGACGTCCATCAACAGTCCCCGCTATCGCTCCCTTCAGGAACAGTTCGGTAAGGAAATCTACCCCGACGGTGGTGTCCTATTCTTCAGCCCTGAGGTTCGCAACGGCGTCCCTTACTCTCCACCACAGCAGTAAGGCGGTACAGATCGACACTCTTACAGGGGCCCCTTCGGGGGCCTCTTCTCATTTAACCCCCACAGTAAGGAAACATTCATGGAACTCCGTGAAGGCATTCGTCAATCGGCTGAGGCCCTTGGCATTGACCCCGTCGTACTGGCTACCGCTATCTCCTATGAGACTGCAGGTACCTTCGACCCTACTAAAGCAGGCCCTACCACTCAGTGGGGGCAACACCGTGGATTGATCCAATTCGGTGAACCACAAGCCCAGCGCTACGGCGTTGATTGGAATAACGCTATGGCTTCCCAGCTGGGCCCGAACGGTGCCGTTGTCCGGTACCTGAAGGATACTGGCGTCCAGCCCGGCATGGGCCTCCTCGACGTCTACTCCGCCATCAACGCAGGTGGCGTGGGTCGATACAATCGCACCGATGCAAACAATGGTGGGGCCCCCGGTACAGTTGCTGACAAGGTTCGCAACCAGATGTCCGGCCACCTCGCCAACGCTGAACGCCTATTCAATGGGGAGTTTACACCCCCCACTCCTACAGGCAATACAGGCACTGTCGCTTCAGCTCTCTCTGAGGCTACCGGGCTCCCTCAAGGGCTCTCTGTACCGCACGCTAATCCCACACCTTCCTTCCGCTCCACCCGCGAGGAACAGCAAATCCTTCAAGGGCAAGAAGACGTCACCATGTGGCAAGGCCTGAAGGAGGCTATCAGCTCT